TAAATGGCTAATGAAAAATTTGAGCCAGGCGAAATAATAACAGACACAGAAGTTAGACTTGAATGTTTAAGACTAGCAACTGAATTTGGTCCAGAGAATGATCGTAGAGATCCTCTGCCAATAGCTGAAAATTATTTTGACTGGGTTATACAAAGTTCAAAGCGACAATCTGAAAAGACCGCTAAGAAAAAAGACAAAGTGAAGTCTTAAAATTTACAGATGCGACCTCCATCCTGGAGATAACCAAGTCGATTACATTAACCAACAACATTAAGGAGATTTGAAATATGTCAAATCAAATTACTACAGCTTTTGTACAGCAGTATTCAAACAATGTACAAATGCTATCACAACAAAAAGGCTCTCTATTGAGATCTGCTGTTGATGTTGAAACTGTTGTCGGCAAGAATGCTTTTTTTGACCAAGTTGGCGTAGCCTCTGCGGTTAAAAGAACGACTAGACATGCTGACACTCCACAGATGGACACACCACATGCAAGAAGAAGAGTTAGCCTTGTTGATTATGAGTATGCTGATCTTATCGATAACCAAGATAAAATTAGAACTCTAATTGACCCAACATCATCTTATGCAACTGCCGCAGCTTATGCTTTAGGTAGAGCTCAAGATGACGAAATCATCGCTGCGTTATCTGGAACAGCATTTACTGGAGAGACTGGATCTACATCTACTGCTCTTCCAGCTGCTCAAAAGATAACTGAAAGTGGTACTGCTGGTTTAACTATTGCAAAATTAAGAAGTGCAAAAGAACTTCTTGATGCTGCATCTGTTGATCCATCAATTACTAGATACATTGCAGTTGGTCCAAGACAAATTACTGATTTGTTAGGAACTACTGAAGTTACATCTAGTGATTTCAACTCTGTAAAAGCTTTAGCGAATGGAGAAGTTAATTCATTCCTTGGCTTCAACTTTATCGTGTCTAACAGACTAGACATCTCATCATCTAAAAGACTTTGCCTAGTTTGGGCAATGGATGGATGCAAGATGGCTATCGGTCAAGATTTGATGACTAGAATTGATGAGAGATCTGACAAAGGTTATGCTCATCAAGTATATGTGTGTCAAAGTCTTGGTGCGACTAGGATGGAAGAATCTAAAGTTGTAACAATCCAAGCTCATGAAGCTTAATCAATAGGAGAAATATAAAATGGCAAATTCGATACAATATGCGAAAACTGTTAGTGTTCCTTCTGAAAAGATTAAGACTAACGAACTATCTGGTAGAGTAAGAGCTGCATTTGCTGAATACGAAGCATCTGCAGAACAAGACACTATCACTATGTTCACAATACCAAATGGTGCAAGACTACTATCTGGTGCTGTTAGTTATGATGCTTTAGGATCATCAACTACTATTTCTGTAGGCTATGCTGCTCATAAAAAAGCAGATGGAACAGATCAAGCTCTTGATGTGGATGAATACAAAGCTGCGGCTGCGTCAACATCTGCTCAAAGTGTTTCTGTTTTAGATACAATGGCTTTAGGAAAAAATTCAGTAGCGGATGCAGATAAAGATGGTGTTCCAATTACTGTAACATTAGCTGGTGCTAATGGTACTGGAACTATCCAACTTCAGATGTTTTACGTTATTGACTAATAACTAATTTTGTTTGGCGGATGAAATACTCCGCCAGGCAATAGTAGAATGCCAAGAGCAATTTCAAGAAATAAAAAAAATTACAGACCTACAAAAAAAGGTGCTGGAATGACAAAGGCTGGAGTGAAAGCTTATCGAAGAGCTAATCCAGGATCAAAATTAAAAACTGCAGTAACTGGTAAAGTTAAAAAAGGATCAAAGGCTGCAAAAAGAAGAAAATCTTATTGTGCAAGATCTTTAGGACAACTGAAAAGATCTTCTGCAAAAACTAAAAATAATCCTAATTCAAGAATTAGACAAGCAAGACGAAGATGGAAATGTTAAAGTGAAATACCTTTTAATTTTATATGTGTGTAGTTATGCAACAGCAGAAACTAAATGTAATAAAGAAAGTATTACTGGATCTTTTGATAATTGGTCCAAATGTATAAATCAAGGATACCAACAATCACATTTTTTATTAAACGAATTTTATAAAGAAGATTTTGAAGATGAAAAATTAGCAATTAAATTTTCATGTAAGGAACAAGGAGAACCAACATAATGGCAAGTGTAGTAGATATGTGTAATTCAGCTCTTAATTTATTAGGAGCATCAACAATTTCAGCATTAACTGATGACAGTAAAAATGCGAGATTATGTAACCAAAGGTTTGAACCAGTAAGAGATAGAGTATTTAGATCTCATGCCTGGAACTGCTTACACAAAAGAGTTCAATTAGCTCAAAACAGTACAGCTCCAGTAGTAGAATATTCATTTGCTTATGCTCTACCATCAGACAGTTTAAGAGTTTTAAAAGTTCACAATGGTGCAACAGACAGTATTAAATCAGATATAGATTATAAAATTGAAGGTAAAAATATTGTTACCAACGAAGGAACTGTTTATTTAGTTTATATTGCAAAAATTACAGATCCAAACGAATACGATACTTATTTACAAGAAAGTATATCTCATCAATTAGCAGCAGACTTAGCTTATGCTGTAACTAACAATGCAACACTAGCTGATAAATACATGGTTAGAGCAGATGAAAGATTAAGAGAAGCAAGATTTATTGATGCAACAGAAAACTCATTAGGAACTATAGAAAGCTCTGAATTTACAGATGCTAGATTATAATGTCAAAATCATCTTTTGATCCAAGACTACTAGAAAAATATTCTGAACCTAAATCACTTCTTCATTTTCAATGGGGAGATGACACAAAAGTTTATCGTTACGCATTAGTAGAAATTATTAACGAACATGAAATTGATCCTACTTCAAAATGTAAAAGAGAAGAACAAGGATTAAGCCAACAAGAAATTTTTAGAAAAATATGCCAAGAACGACATTAGCTTTAACCTCTTTTGTTTCTGGAGAATTTGGAAACAAACTTACTGGAAGAACCGATTTTGATAAATATTCTTCAGCAGCAAAAACAATGGAGAACTTTTTAGTTCATCCACAAGGAGCTGCTACTAGAAGAGTTGGAACACAATTTATTAGTGAAGTAAAAGATAGTTCTAAGAAAACAAGATTAATACCTTTTGAGTTTTCAACTACTCAAACTTATATTTTAGAATTTGGTGATCAGTACATAAGATTTTTTAAAGACAAAGGACAAATACTATCTAGTGGATCTGCTTATGAAATAGCTTCACCTTATTTAGAAGCAGAATTATTTGATATTAAGTTCGCACAATCTGCAGATGTTATGTACATTTGTCATCCTAATCATCCAGTTAAGAAGTTAAGTAGAACTGGACATACATCATGGACACTTGCAACAGTTTCATTTGGTGGATCTCCATCTCCAGGAATAACTGGATCTAATGACAGACCAAGCTCTGTAAGTTTTTATGAACAAAGATTAGTTTTCGCTGGCACAAATAATAATCCTCAAACTTTATGGTTTTCTAAAGCTGGAGATTACGAAAATTTTACAACAGGAACTAATGCAGATGATGCTATGATTTACACCATTGCATCAAATCAAGTTAATGCCATTAAATATTTAAAAGCTCAAAGAACTCTTGTTGTTGGTACAACTGGAGGTGAATTTACAGTTTCAGCTGATGGTACTGATGCAAGTATTACTCCAACAAATGTAACGATTAAAAAACAAAGTTCTTATGGCTCATCTAATGTGGATGCAGTTACAGCTGGTAATGCAATATTGTTTTTACAAAAAGCAAAAAGAAAAATTAGAGAACTACAATATAATTTTGATAGTGATAGTTATGTTGCTCCTGACCTTTGTATATTAAATGATACAGTTACAAAATCTGGAATTAATGAAATGGCATTCCAACAAGAACCTAACAGTATTGTTTGGTGTGTTAGAGATGATGGAGTTTTAGCAGCATTAACTTATCAAAGATCAGAAAGTGTAGTTGCCTGGACAAGACATATTTTCGGAGGTGCATTTGGAAGTGGAAATGCTGTTTGTGAAAGTGTTGCAAGTATATCTGGTGTATTAACTGAAGATGAACTTTGGATTATTGTTAAGAGAACAATTAATGGTGCAACGAAAAGATATGTAGAATGTTTTTCAGATTTCGAATTTGATGAAGCTTCTGCTGAAGATTTTAAATTTTTAGATAGCCACCTCACCTATTCTGGATCATCTACAACAACATTATCTGGTTTAGGTCATTTAGAAGGACAATCAGTATCTATCCTGGCAGATGGATCTGTACATGCAAATAAAACTGTAAGCTCTGGTGCAATCACATTAGATAGAGCAGTTACTAAAGCATGTGTTGGATTATCTTACGATAGTGTTTTGCAAACAATGAGAATTGAAGGTGGAGCTGCCGAAGGTACTTCACAAGGTAAAACAAAAAGAATTTCAAAAGTAGTTTTAAGATTGTTTGAAATAGTTGGTGTCAAAGTTGGACCTTCATTATCTAATCTTGAGACAGTTCCTTTTAGAACAACTTCTAGCAGCTTATCCTCTCCAGTAGATACACTTATTGAAGGTGATAAAGAAATTGAATTTAATGATGACTATAATTCAGATGGATTTATATTTATTAAACAAGACCAGCCTTTGCCTTGTTCAGTATTATCAGTCTATCCTACTCTAGTTACATCGGATGGCTAATTTAAAAATAATTCCTTACGAAAAACATCATGGTGATCAAATGGTTGAGTTTGGTTTAAACCATGAATTAATGGATATAGATGCGAGTTACACAGAGACTAGAATTGATACTAAAGTGTTTGGTCTTTCATTCACTTTATTGGCTGACAATAATCCTATCCTTAGTGGTGGCATTATTCCTTTGTGGGATGGAGTTGCTGAAGGTTGGGTTATGGCAAGCAAAGAAGTTCATAACAATAAAATTAAAGCAGCTTCTGCGGTCAAGAGACGATTAGATTATCTCTGTAAGAATAACGAAGTGTGGAGATTGCAAACAGCAGTCAAAGAAAAATTTATAACTGGTGTTCGGTTTGCCGAATGGCTGGGTTTAAAAAAAGAAGGTTTGATGACCATGTATGGTCCAGACCAAACTAACTATTATAGGATGGCAAAGATTTATGAGTTTTCTAGGTAATTTAGCGGCAGCTGGTTCAGCTAAAGCAATCGGTAAGTACAACGCAAGTGTTGCTTATCAAGAAGCACAATACGAAAGAAAAAAAGCAGCAGTTAGAGAAGAGATTTATAGAACTGTTGAAAAGCCAAGATTACTAGATCAACAAGATCAGCAATATTCTAATTTCTTTGTTCAAGCTTTAAATACTGGTGCAGAATTTAGAGAAGGAACTAGTCCATTTTTAGTTGGTCTTAAAAACAAACAATTACAATCTTTTGATTTAGCAATGGCAGATTATAATTCCAAAACTGCTGTAACAGATCAAATCAATCAATCTTTATTAATTGAAGCTAGAGGTAGAGGCGAAGAATTTAAAGGTAAGATGACAGCTAACACACAATATATGGCAGCTGTTGGAAGCATACTAACTATGGGATCTCAATCTCAACAAGCTGGAAGATTAGTTATTTCATAATGGCAAAATTAGAAATATTTAACAGTAATGCTAAAGTTGCAGAAAGTACAACACCAAGAACATCAACTCTTGCTTTACCATTAAGTTTAGCAACTCAAAGAGGTAATGCTATATCTTCTGTTGCAAAATCAATCGCTGCTATTCAAAAAGATATGTATGCTATTGAAGATACCAACAATTACAATAAAGCAATACCAGCTTTATCTTTAGAAATAGATAAAAAATATTCTAAGTATAAAGAAAGCAGAGACACAGATGCTCCTAACAAATTAATTAAAGATTTAGAGCCTAGTAATTTTAAATCATTTTTAGATGGTCAAAGTATTCCAGTTCAAAGATTATTAAAAAGTAAGCTTGCAGAAAAAGCTTCTCTATTAGTTCCAAAATTAAATAGTCAAATTGTTGAAAATAATATTAGTGATTACACACTACAATTAGGAGATAGTTTTGATACAGCAATTAGTCAAATGATAAGTAAGGACCAGGCAGAGATGGCTATTGGATCTATTGCTTTTAAAAAATTAATTAATAACAAAGCTGCTCCTGGTCTTATTGGTGTAGAGGCATTTGATAAATTAGTTAAAGCTAAAACTAAAATTAAAAATAATTTATTGTTAAATGTTAATCTACAAATCAATCCGAATGAAGTTTTAGAAAATCAAGAAGCTTTAATTGAAGCTGTTGGTCCAGATGCTGCTAAAGAATATATATTTAAAGCTAAAACAGCATTAGTTTCTAAAAGAAATCAAAAAGAAAGAGAAGAAAGAAAAATTGAAATACAAGAACAAGAAACACAAATTGGTGCATTTACTGAAGTTTTATTAAGAATTGATAATGCTCAAAAAAATAAAACAGATACCGATATTCAAAATGAATTGCCTACTATTAATGAAGTTTATCAAATGTATGAAAATGGAATTATTAATGAAGCTATGTTCACAAAGATTTCAGATTTCATGACTGAAAAAGATCAAGATGGAATGACAGATAACGAATTATTTATGGCAATCACTACTCAAATTCATTCAGCAACAACAGTTCAACAATTAGATGATATTAAGAAATCATACATAACCGATAACAATCTTTTAAAACAGA